CTTCCCTACCCCTAGCCCTAAAGTCTACCTTTCTTGTACCTGAAGAAATAGTATACGGACCTTTTTCTACTTCTGTTCCGTTAGGATAATTTTTAGTTTTAATTGAAAATTTAACAGTACCATCTTCTAATGAGAAGTCAGGAACTAGTCGATCTATAAACATTAGCTGATCACCATCTTCAATATCAAAGTCTGAAGATTCAATATAAGATACTAAGGCTTCTCCATCTCCTGTATAAATTGATACAGGTTCATTGTCGTATATGTAATAATCTCCTGCAGCACTAACAGCACCAGTAGTAATTGTATTATCAAAAACTGTAGCATCTTGGAAGGCATTAAATATACCAGTTCCATAAACCCAAGTATTTTCCATATAATTGTAAATTACATAGCTGTTAGGTTCTTCTGCTCCTTCAGAACAATATAACCAAACAACTTCATGGAACTCTGAATTAGTAGCTGCATATACTTTGTCTTTTTGAGACATATTAAAACTATCGTATAGATATCTACGAACTGTACAATCTAGTTTTTGTACACGGCCATTAAATGTATAGAAGTTATTATCACTCATCCAGAAAGTTGCACCATCTACAGCAACTGCTGCATGAGGACCAATAAGGCCACAGTTAGAACCTAGTTGAGTAGTACTAAAAATAAATGGAGGACCAACATATTGAATACCATACATAGCCTTATCTGTCCAAACATGAACAGCATTTCTTGCACGAACACCACCAATAATTTCAGTTCCTTCAATAAGTTTAAACTCACCTGAAGTTGTGCTAATAGAAGGTGTCCAGTTAGTGTAATCTTCTTGATCTGACCAGCGAACAAGTAAAGGATTAAATACACTTGTACCGTATTCGTTAGTACCTAAAGCTAAAACATGTCTATCGTTTGGTGATACAACAATGCTGTTAATCTGTGATGGGCTTGTAGCTACAATTGTTGCTCTTTCTGGAGAGATACTTGCAGTTGAATCCCAATGAATTAGAGGACCACCTCTACGAGTAGCTAGTAAATCTTCACCCCAGTTATCCATTGACCACTGGTTAGCAATAAAAATAATGCCTGAACTATTAGCTTGCTGGTTCCAAGCTCTTACACCTGTAGTAGATGTACCTGCATTATACACACCAGCACCATAACCTAAACCTTGAATATTTACAGTCTGCTGTGTAGGAAGAAGAAAACTAGCAACTGCATTACCCATATTAGTTTCTGTACTTGCAGCAACACTTGCTACACTAATCCAGAAGTTATTTAATCCTGATACACTAACAACTTCAAATACTGGACCTCCAAAGGAAGAAGCAGCGAAGTCGGTAGCACCAGCAAAGCCATTAATAGATGTATTTGTAAAACTGATCCAGTCACTAACACTAACCCCAGAATTTGTTAAACTAACTTCAATAAAAGGTGAACCGGCTGATGTATTAAAATTACCTAGTACACCTGCTTCAATTGATACAACTGTAGTTATAGGAGTTACATCATAATTGTAGTCATTATATAAAACATAAAGACGTTCGTTTGTTCCTGTACCAATTAACTTTTCTGTATTATTATTAGCCCAAGTAGTAATAACACGAGGAATACCAATTAAAGGCGTAGCATAATGTTTTTCATAACCACGAAGATTTTCTGGCTTGCCTTCACGAAAACGTACACGATCACCATCATACCACTTACCCTCTTCAGCGTATTGGGTACTCTCACGGTGAAAACCGGGAGCAAGATTTAATTTGCTTAATTTACCACGTACACTAGCCATTAAGATACGGCTCCCTTTACGTTAGGATCTGAAGAACCACTAATCCAAGTTACAGAGTTTCCATTTAATTCAATAGCTTTACCTCCTGCACCGCCAGAACCCCCTGAAGAATAAGATGGTCCATAAGAAGAAGGGGTTCCGCCTGAAGAACCTGCTGCACCCGGAGCACCGCCAGTGCCACCTGTACCACCGGGAGTTCCTGTACGACTTACTCCAGCAGCACCAGCCCCTCCTGCAGTAGTAGTACCATTAGAAGCTGCTGAAGTGAACCCGGAGGTACTACCATCGTAGTGTTCTATACCGCCGGGACCACCAGAACCTATATCATCGCCAGCACCCCCACCACCAGAGCCACCAGCACCGCCGCCGCGTTGACCATCTTGTAGCCAAGCACCACCACCGCCACCGCCACCACCGCCGCCCCAGATATTCCCTGAAGCATTGGTGATAACAACATCACAAGTAATATTTAAAGCATCTCCACCTGCACCACCAGCAGTAGGAGTTCCTAAATATCTATATGGGTTAAATGAACTGTTACAACCAGCACCTATACCACCCGCACCACCTGTACCTTTAATACTTCCAAGATTAATTAAATTTACTGTATTAGTTGAGTTAATACTTCCAAAAGTAAAAGCAGCGGAACCAGTACTAGGAGAATCAATAATAATGCCAGAATTTACAGTACATACAATTGTAGTTTTATCGCTTCCATCCCAACCAGCCGCGATAGCAGCAGTATAAAGGTTAAAGTTAGTCTGATTTGAAGATACTGTAACTTCTACAATTTTATTGTGTACTGTCTCCCAAACACCATTTTTCTTTACATAAGCTTTAGATATAGTTTTCCATACGCCATCTTTTTTTACGTAGATAGCATTAATCTGTTTCCAAACGCCGTCTTTTTTTACATAAGTAGGCATTAATTAAAACTCATACCAAATATCACCATCATTACCACCAGAAGGTGAAGTTGAAGTTACTGTACGTGCCCCAAAAGCATTTTGAATAGATGTTCCAAAAGTAGTTGCACTAACAATACCATTTACATTTAAAGCTGTAGCTGAAACTTTTGTACTAAATGATCCAGTAGGGGCACCAATTTCATTAGCAGAAACAACACCACTAAATACAGCAGATGTTCCAGAAATTGCAGGAGTAAACGCAGCTTTACTAATAACAGTTAGATCATTAATTGTAAAAGCAGAAACTGATGTAGGAGCTTCTACAGTATAGATATCTGTACCATTACAGGCTGCAAAGATATTGCTTTGCTGGTTTAAAGTAATTCCACTACCAGAAGCCGTTTTTAAAATTACAGAAAAAGAACCAGAAGTATTTTCCCTTACAAAGTAAGTTTTTTCTTCTTGTGGGATTGTAATTGTTACATTAGCTGTCAAAGTACCTGCAAACTCTAAAGAAGCATTTCTAGATTGATCTACAGATCCATCACTTGCTGTAAGAGTAATTGGAACACTACTAACAGATACAACCGTGTACCCTGCAATTGCATCGTCTACTAGATCAATAACATTCTGATTAAGAATCAACCCCCATGAGTTAGGGTTTTCTCCAGAACCTTGCTTTTCAAAACGTAAACGATTTGTATATGTACTAGCCATTTATGTGTTCCTCTTTTTTTCTAAAGCAATCAGCTAAGTAAACTGTAATTAAAGCTTCTTTATTTCCTATTTTAATAACTTGTTGTTTATACTGAGAACATTCATTTAATGTATTAAATGGGCCTGTTAAAGCTCTTTCTGTTACTCCCATATTTAAAAATAATAATACGGTAGCAAGATAATACATTTTAATAAATCCTTATTTAACTAAATCTTTTCCAGCAATTAAAATTCTTGATCTAATAGAAACTAAATCTTCAGGTTCAGCTTTAAATCCTACAGCAATATATCCATGTAAATGTCCTTTACGGGGAGGAATAGGACCACGACACATATATTTTACACCAAGCATGTCCATCCACTTACCTGCTTTGGAACTAGATTTAAATGGAGCACAATAAATGTTACCATTTAAAATTGCAATAGTAGCTTTGTTTCTTTTATTCTTTCCAGAATTAAATAAACTAACAGTTAAATTTTCTAAAGGAGCGTACCTAAGACCATTAGATTGAATAGCTAAAAATGTATTCCGTTCATTATTAATTACATCAATTTTATGTACTACAGCACCCTCTGCCCCAACTTCTTTTAATAGCTTAGTAACAATAGAGGCTGCTTTATCAGCTTCATATAATTCAGGATGGGGTTTAACCATACCTAAAATATCTTCTCTTATT